GGGCACTGTAAAGTCAGTGATGTTAAGCAGACTAACAAGGTATGGTGGTATGTAAGTCAACGCACATAAGATGCGGCAGTACGTAAAGACTCCTACTAAGACATCTAGCGCACCTTGTTTATTTTATTTACTTAAAACAAAAAAAATGATTACAGCAATATTAATAATAACTGGAATATCACTAATAAATCTTATTATTCTTGTCCTTATAAAATGGAATCAAGAATACTATTGGGAAGATCTTAATAAAAGACAACATCATATAACCAATGACTTAATAGACATAGGAAGAACTGTCAGAGCCATAGATAAAAAAATAGACAAAAAAAAGATTAAAACATTGCAAGCAGATCGTCATTCAATAAGAAGAGTTTAATAGTCCTTTCTTAGCACATAGGTTACAAGAACGTTAGTACTTATGGAAAGCTCAGTACCGTAACCTTTGACACTGCTTGCATTTTATTTATTAATTAAAACCAAAAACCATGTTACTTAAAATTATTTTCGCCCATCTCATAGGTATGGGCTTTGTTGAACCTATGAATGAACAAAATGATGACAGAGATTTATACTATCTTTATGTAGTAAATCATGATACAGAAAAATTATTTGTATTTGAACACTGTTATCAAGAAGAAATACTTGAATATATTGAATCAGGAGATTTTGAATACAATGAAGCTATTCGTTATATAGACGGTAAGCTTGTATATCCTGAAGATTTAACTAAAAACAAATAGTTATGAAAAATTTATTGCTTATAGTAATGATGGGAGTGGGTCTTATGACTCATTCCCAATCTAATAAAAAAATGCCTGATTATAATTTTATTGATAAAGTTATATATCATGCTAAATGGCAGACTACACAAGATGTGACTTATGACGGTAGTTATCGTATCATTGACTATCCCAATGGTGATGTTCCTGCTGATATAGGTGTGTGTACTGATGTTATTATCAGAGCTTATAGATATGTTAATGTAGATTTACAAGTACTTGTACATGAATCTGTAAAGAAACATCATAAGTATTATTATCCTAATCCTTTAAAAGGATATGGATTGCATCCTGATGCTAATATAGATCACAGACGTGTAAGAATATTAAAAAAATTCTTTAAACTACACTATCCTGAATCAGAATTAGGACAAAATGACTCTTTTAAACCAGGAGATATAATATTCTGGGATAATTGGCATATTGGTATACTTATTGACGAAAAAGTTCCAGGAACTAATAGATATTATTGTGCTCACAATATTGGAGAAGGTCCTGTTATAGCTGATGTATATTATGATGAAAACAACTTAGAACATTTTAGATTTAAACCTTAAATTATGAATCAATTACAGTATTTATATACTTATTACAGAAACAATGTAGAATATGTTACTTCTTCAAAAGATTTAGCCTATGTCAGAACCGACGAGCCTGACACGATTACTGCTCGTTCTATTTATTTACCTTAAATTCTTAACAATGAAAAATTTAGTTATGAAAAAACCAGGATTAGTTATAGTGGCTTCTTGGTTTGCAATTATATCTATAGTTGCATTAGTATTAACATCATGCGGTAGCGGCCACGTTATGTGTGATGCTTATGGAGACTCTGGAGAGAGTGTTACAGTGTTGGAAGATGATAAGATATAATTTCTTATCTTAGTACTTATAGTACAGAAAGACCTAGGTGTAAAAGCCTAGGTCTTATTTAAAACTTAATAGTTATGACAGTATATCAATATAAAATTACAGCATTAGTAAATGATAGCTCTACTATAATTATTAATCTGTTTACAGCAAAAAATATGGATGATGTTCTTGAAAGAGAAGAATATATGTATGAATTATTAGATAAAGGTGTTATACCTGATGATATAACATTTGAAAGAATAAATAAATATGATTCTGAAACTCCATTCTTTACCCCAGCATGCGAAGCAATTATGTATGCATTAGAAAATCCTAGTTAAAATTTTAACCAGCTAAGTAGTTTAAAATGGAAAAACATACTAAGGTTAGTATGATTTCCTATAGTAAGTTGCAGGTTCGAATCCTGTCTTAGCACTAATATACTTGAAAGACCATACATTGAATTGAGTCTTTAGTATACTATTTATCGAGCTATTTCTGTTGCGCATCGTCGAAAAAACAACAGTAGGCAATTGTACAAACACGCTTTGATTTGTACTCTTATGGACTTTATAAGTCTGATAGAAGCACCTTACAATTATATTAATTAACAATTTAAAAACTATCAAAAAAATGAACAAATTAGTTCTAGAATCCGCAAGAGGTGTGAAGGGTGGCAAGGTTCAACTTGCATTTTCACAAGTAATCAAAACAGCAACATCAAGTGCAAATGTACTTGGATTGTTAAATGAAGATGATGATCGATTTAACCAACAAAAACCAAGATATTCTTGGCTGTCAGGTACTCCTGGAAGTATCGAAAAGCAGTTTGGTATTGATGTATCTTCTTTAGGAGAAGGTGATGTATTAGAGATTGGACAAGTAGATCCTAAATTAGCAGGATTTCCTGAAGAAACTCTAAACATTCAGATTACTGAAACTACCGAAGGTAGTGAGTGGCAAGTTGCTAACTTTGACAGAGCTGCAAAGCGTGCTGGTAAAGACGGTGATTTTATCATGAAAGATGATATGTATATTTATGTTAACTCAACTGTTGTAACAGGTGAGGCTAACCATACTATCTTGAGTGATACAACTCGTAAAGCGCCAAGCGCTTCTTCAGCAATTGATGCTGCACTTAATGGTTAATATTAACCATATCTAATATTAAACAGGGTTGATTAAGTTCAACCCTGTTTTTTTTATTTATTATTCACCTAAAAAATTTCTCGTAACAAAGATGAACAAAACTAAGATTATAAAAAAAGTAGAACAAAACGAAATAGGAATATATCTAAAAGCCATAAACTTAGATAATCCAGATACTAATATCACGCAAAAAGCGCAGTTAATTAGTGATACATTCGACGTAGAATGTAATGTAGAAGACATAAATAGATACTATCAGGTAGAAATAGAAGCATATGAACCTGATTGGGAATGGTTAAACGATATAGCAAGAGCAAGATGAGCGAAATAGAAAGCACTAAAAAGGTAGCATGCATATTAGGTGTGCTACCTATACTAATGGATTTTATGGAAGACATAAAATATGACCATCCTGATTTATATAGACGTAAGATAAAGAAATCAGGAAATGAATTTATACAAGAGATAGAAAAGTTAACTACTGACGTGTATAAGCTTATAGATAATAACCCCAAAGTAGATACTAATAGTTTTTCAAAAGAAGTAATACATATGGGCGAAGCATTTAAAGAATTTATTAATGAAATAAAAGACAGTAAAAATGAGTAAATACGAATATAAATGTATGACTTGTGATCATATATATTGGTTTAATCATGGCCAAACATATAAGAATTGCACGAAATGTGAAGACAGAGGAGAACTTCGTTTAAAATCTATTCAACATGATGACTTTAAGCCTGAAGATGATAAACTAAAACATAGTATTCCTGGTATAGAAGGAGGTCATCAATTTATTCCTGATTTAGAAAAAAAAGATGAAGAACCTGAAATGCCTGAAGGTGGGTGGGAATGCTCTGAATGTGGAGCACCAGTAAATAATATGAATGACTACTGTTCTCAAGGATGCTTTAACGCAGGAATGAGATAATAAATTAATAAATAATATGGCAAGTAAAATAATTAAAAACATGGAAGTAAGAAACTTAATAGAATTAACATTGATTCAAAAAAGATTAGATTTTTTGTCTGAATTTTATACAGAAAGATTACCTATAATAGATAAAGAAGTGGCTCATAAAGAAATATCTTACAGAGCTATGGTTACATCTTTACTAGAAGAAGTTAATAGTTTAAATATTAAACTAAAAACAATATTTGAAAATGAAAATATATCATTATGAATAGATTAGAAGAGTATACAGACATTGATATTCTAGAAGAATTAAAACTTATAATGCCTAAGAAAAGGACTAGAAAAAGAACTTGGTTAGATAAACGTAATTATTTAATATCTATACTTCATTATAAATTTAATTATACAGAAGAAAAGATTGCTAATATGTTTAGTTTAACTTCTGATCCTATTAATAGGTCTTCTATAAATCATGCTAAAAAGCAACCAGGAAACTTTTCTAAAAGTGAGGATACTAATTTTATTGTAAATACATCTGAATTAGTTAAAAAGTTTCCTTTTAACATACCTGAAAAATATATTGAAGGTATAGAAAAGAATTTATATATACCTATGACTATTAGACAACATAGAAGAATAGTTACTTATTGTGAAAAACACACATTAAGACAAAATCAAGCTATAAGAAGGTTATTAGATAGTTCTTTAAAAATAGATGAAAGTAATTATACAGTAAAATTAGTAAGAGAATAGATATGGGACACATGAAGAATTTATATATAGACATATGTAACGCAAACAACGGTGAGATACCGATAGAACTCACAATAGAAGACGCAAATAGAATGCGTGAATGGCAAATATTTAATTGGAAAGAATATGTACAGAAACTTGATAAAGAAATTAAAGATAAAAAATTTGACATCGTCACTGATGCGCGAGAAAATAAGAAAGAAGAAGAAGCTTTTTAGAGTAAATAACGAAATGGGCAATTAATAACAATTTAAAATTAAAAAAATGAGTATAGATAATCAAATATTTGAGGAATACAGAAGACAGGAAAAACAAGCTTTTAGAGACAGAATAGAGTTTCACGAACCAGGAAGCGATAGCGAACATGAAATATGGATCGATTGGAAAACAATGAAGAAATACAAAGTAGCTGTAGAAATTGTTAGAGACTTTGATAATATGGAAGAGCTATGATTAGAATATTATTAGTAGCACTTTTATTAGTAGGTTGTGATACTATAGAAAAAAACCAAGCAAGAAATGAACTTATTGGTATTGAGTGGGATAAAGCAGAAATGATTGATGTCAAATATTATAAAAGTAATAGTAGTGATAAGCTTTTGCAAACATTTGAAATGGATGGATATAAGTTTGTAATATTTAATAATGGATATGGTAGTGCTATGCAAGCAATACCTTTAAAAAACAAAGAAAATGAGTAAAGAAAAAACAACAGAAGAAAGAGCAGGATTTGCAACAGGTGTATTAAATATGGCAATATTCCATATAGGATGGAGTTTATTTAAACAAGAAAGTTGGTTAACATATTTAGGATTTTTCCTAATGATCGTTGCATTCATAATGGTTTGGAAGTATATGAAACCTAGTAAAGATACAAAGGCTAATATTAAAATAAAAATAGGTAAAAAAATCAAAAGAAAATGAGTAAAATAGGAAGACATATTCTTGCAAAACAAGAAGAAGAAATGAATAAACACAGACAAGTAAAAGGTGTAGATAGTAATTTACATGATTATAATCGCATAAAAGAAACTATACAGGAAAATAAATTTAGCCTCTGCCATTTAGGAGCAGATGTAATTGACTTGTATAGAAAACATTCTAATGATGCTGATTTTGGTAGAGAAATTAGACAACTAATATTATCAAAAAAATGAGTAGACATGTAGAAGATTTAGTAATAGCGTATGGGTTTGATCATGAAGAAGGATATTATTTCCAACTATATAAGATAAACTCTGAGGATGAAATAGAACAATTTATAATTGATAAATCTAGTTTGTTGACTAAAATGAGCAATAGTGAAATGATAAAACTTATGGAAAAATATAAGTTACCCAAAGCTCATATACAAAGAGTCGCAATGGATTTACCAATTGAACAATAAAACTAAAATTATGGAAAAGATATTAATAATAACGTGGTTATATGCAGGTATGTATGGGTACATGTATTGGATAAAGAAACGCAATAAAAAATATTATAGAAAATGGCGTTCAGATGAAGTAAATATTGTTCCTATGATGGGAATATTTGGACCTTTATCATTTGTTGTAGGATTTATATTGTATAATAAGTAGACAATTATTGTCTGAATTAAGTTAACCTTAAAATTTATGATTTATTTAGTAACTAACCAACAGAGCATGTTTAACTCTGTTGGGTATTCTCTAGCATCTATTGAAGAGTCGCTAGAATATTTAAACACACTAGATATAATTGGCTTTGACACAGAAACTATGGGTATGGATCCATATAACTGCCAATTATTATCTATGCAACTTGGTGATAACGACAAACAATATGTTATCGATTGCACCACGGTAGATCCTAGTGAGTATAAAGAGATACTTGAGAAGAAAGAGCTTATAATGCATAATGCTAAATTTGACTTGAGATTTTTATATTACCAGGGAATAATGCCTATCAAAGTATATGATAGTTTTCTTATGGAAAGAGTTCTTCATACAGGTATAGATACTGTTAGAAAATCTCTTGATGCTGTTACTTACAAATATTGTAAGATAGAGCTAGATAAAACTGTAAGAGGCCATATACATAGAGAAGGCTTGAGTGCTAGAGTAATAAAGTATGCAGCTGATGACGTGAAATATCTTCACGAAATAAGACGCAAGCAAATAGTAGCACTAGAAGAAAAGGGTCTGAAAAGAACAGCAAGTCTAGACAACGAATTTGTAAAAGTGCTAGCATACGTAGAGTATTGTGGTTTCTATATGAATCCGCTAGATTGGCAAAAGAAATGTGACGAAGACTTAAAAGATCTTGCTACTGTAACTAGAGGGCTTAATATGTTTATTCTAGAAAATGCTGAGACTTACAGAGATTTTATAGATACTCAACTAGATATGTTTTCTGAAGGAGTTAAATGTAAAATTAACTGGTCTTCGTCTCAACAAGTTATACCCTTTATGCAGTCTCTTGGTGTAGATACTAAGACTAAAGATAAGAAGTCAGGTATGATGAAAGACTCTGTAGATAAGAAAATACTTATGGGTCAAAAAGGCAAACATGCTATTATTAAAACTTATATAGACTATACTGAGAAGCAAAAAGTAGTAAGTACTTATGGCGAGAATTGGTTTGATTATATAAACCCTAAAACTAGTAGAATACATTCTAATTTTACACAGATTATGAATACGGGTCGACTGTCTTCTGGTCAAAAAGCTAAAAGAAAGCTTAATATACCACAGATGCCTAACATGCAAAATATACCTTCTGATACAAGAACAAGACATTGTTTCCAAGCAGAAGAAGGTAATATGCTAATTGTTAGTGACTACAGTGGCCAAGAGCAAATAGTTTTAGCTAATAGATCTAAAGATGCTGATTTGTTACAATTTTATAAGAAAGGTCTTGGTGACATGCATTCATTTGTAGCATCTAAGATATTTCCTGAACTAGCAGAGCTTAGTCTTGGTGATATTAAAAATGATCATAAACAAAAAAGACAAATAGCTAAAGGTGCAGGTTTTGCAATTAACTATGGCGGTACAGGTATAACTATATCTCAGAATCTTAATATATCTATGAGCAAAGGCGAAGAAGTATACAAAGCATACTTTAAAGCATTCCCTGGGCTAGCTGATTATTTTAAGACAGAAAAAGATAAGGCTATAAAACTAGGTTACATACAATTTAATAATGTAAGTGGCCGTAAATGTTTTATACCATTCTTTGAAGACTTTCAGAGATTAACAGCTGAGATTAACGAGGATCCTGATTTCTGGTCAGACTACAGAATACACAAAGCAAAGAATTCTAGTAAGTTTCAGGAGTTTTATAAACCTAAAGTAAGACAATATTTTATGAAGAAAGGTGATATCGAAAGAATGTCACTTAATTATCCTATACAAGGTTCTTCTGCAGATATTACTAAACTTGCAGGTATATATTTCTTTAGATATTTACAAGAAAATAATCTATTGTTTAACGTTAAGATGGCTAATGTCGTTCATGACGAATGGATTGTAGAATGTAAAGAAGATATGGTCAATGAGATATCTAGTGTATTGCAAGATTGTATGGAACGTGCAGGTGATGTGTTCTGTAAAACAGTAAAATTAAAAGCCGAACCTGAGATAACAAAATATTGGCAACATTAGACACCATTAATTGCGGGGCTCATTAGTGGGCTTCCTTGGTGTCTTATTTAAAAACAATTAAATGACAAGAACAGAAAGACAAATAGAAGTGCTAAAGAAATGGCGAGCGAATAACTTTAAAGGTATATTCCAAGCTGCTACAGGCTTCGGTAAAACCTATACTGCTATAATGGCAATACAAGGTATGGTTACAAAAGCAGGTATAGAATCTTGTTTGGTAGTTGTACCTACTATTACATTAAAAGCACAGTGGGAAACTGAGTTAGCTAAACATAAAATAAAGTTTGCAGAAGTGTTAGTAATTAATACTGCAATAAAGCAACCTCGTGATTATGATATGTTAGTGCTCGACGAATGCCATAGATATGCTGCAGATAGTTTTAAAAGAATATTTGAAGTAGCAGATTGTGACTATGTAATGGGTCTAACAGCAACGTTAGAACGTGAAGATGGCCTCCACGATATTATACTAGATTATTTACAGCTTATTGATCAAGTAACTGTAAATGAATGCTTAGATAATGGATGGATTAGTCCGTATACTGTGTATAATGTAGCTGTGCCTTTACCAGATGATGAGCAAATAGCTTATAAAAAAGTAAATAATAGCTTTAAACATTTTGCAGCAACGTTAGGATTTGGTGGTGATGCATTTAGAAACGCTCAGAAATATTTAAAGAGTGGTTCTAGTGAGCAAAAAGGAAAAGCAGCAATGTATTATAATGCTATGAGAAAGCGTAAGATTATATGTTTGAATAACTCTAATAAAGTCGAAGCAACTTATGACATTATAGACGCACTCGGTAAAGTAAACGGCCTTATATTCAGCGGTACTACTGATTTTGCAGAAAAATTGCAAGAAAAACTTGGTGATATTTGTATGAGCTTCCACAGCAAAATAACAAAGAAACAACAAAAAGACATAGTAGCCAGGTTCAAAGACAAACGCACAAAAGTGCGCTACCTCAGCAGTGTACAAGCACTAAATGAGGGCTTTAACGTACCTGATTGCTCTATAGCTATCATTGCAGGCTCAAACTCTACTAAAAGGACGTTTATACAACAATTAGGTAGAGTTGTACGTATGCAAGAAGGCAAGCAAGCAGTAATTGTAAATCTATATACTCCCGATACTCAAGACGCTGTTTGGACTAAGAAAAGGCTTGACGGTATTGATAAAAATAGGGTAATTTTTTGTACCTTAGAGGAGTTTCTAAATCAACTTAATTATGAAAATACAGCTAACTCTGGAGTTACTCCAGCAGTCATCCTTGACTCCAAACCAACTAGTTCTCCTACAGTTTCTGTATAATAAAGATTACAATAACATTGAAAAGATTTTCAAAAAAGACCTTGCTAATAGTTTAAGAGACTCTTTGCAAGGCACTCCTTATATACTATCTAATGGAGGTTTGTTTATGGATACTGTTATTAGTAACGGTGAAGTAGAGAAATTATTTGGTATACGCGGAGATCAAATTAATTTTTGGGAATTTTATCAATGTTATCCTGTAAGAGTGGGCAACAGAGTTCTTCGCGCATCTGGTGATATTGCACAAGTAGCTAAAAAACATGAAAAGAAATATCTTTCTAGGGTCAAAAAGACGGCTCAACATGAATTAGCTATTAAAGCAACTGAAGCATTTGTAAATATGCAAAAAAGATCTAACAAACTTCAATATTTACCTAATATGGAAACTGTTCTTAATAATTGTATGTGGGAACAATGGACAGTATTTATACAAGATAGGGGAGTAGAAGAGCAAGAGTGGAACTCTGATCAAATTTAAAAACTATATGACAGCAAAAATCAAGCATTGGGATAAATTAAAACAAGACATAGAGCGTGGCAAACAAGGATTAAATACGGGTATACCTTTTGAAGGTTTTACAACGTTAAGTGATCATATAAAAAATATACAGCCAGGTCGTTATGATTTAATTTTCGCAGGTACAAGTGTCGGTAAAACCGCATTTGTCAATTCAACTTATGTGTACGGGGCTATAGATTTTCTACAATCAAACCCTGGGTACATTCATGATCTAGAGATTATATATTATTCTTTAGAAATACCGCCAGCATATCAAATAGCAAAACATATTGCTAGTCTTATATGGCGTGAACACGGTATACTTACTAACCTTAATGAGATAAGATCGCTAGGTTCTTCAGAGATTCGTCCTGAAGTAGCAAAACTTATTCCTCAATATGAGGCTAAGATGAACGAGATACAAGATAAGTATTTACATTATCGTACTTCTCTTAGTCCAGAGTTTTTATATAAAGATTTAATGGGTTATGCAGAAAAGCGTGGCCAAGTTATTAGAAATAAGGATAATATTATTATAAATTATATTCCTGATAATCCTAAACTAATTACTCTTGTTGTGATAGATCATATAGGTCTTATAAACTACAACAACTACGCTAATCTAAAAGAAGCTATGGATAAAGTATCTAGAACTTTAGTATTCTTTAGAAATATGTTCAACTTTAGTCCTACAGTTATATCTCAAATAAATCGTTCCTCAGAATCTATGGACCGTAGAGAGAAAGACAACTGGATGCCTATGTTGAGTGATATCAAAAACAGTGGTAATATGTCAGAAGATGCTAATACTGTAATAGGTTTGGCAAGTCCGTTTTACTACGGCATAGACAAATGCTTAGGTTTTGATGTTACAAAATATAAGAATAGATATAGGTTAACTAAAATATGTAAGAATCGTGATGGTGAAGTAAATCTATTAGCAAGCTTTCTATTTGTAGGTGAAATAGGCGGTTATTATCAGTTACCTAAAGCAAATGAAATTATGGGAAAACCTAAAGAATTACAAAGGATCCATGATTATTATTCAAGTTTAAAATCAAAATAAAATGCCAATTGTAAAAAAAGTAAAAGAAAGTCTGAGTAAGACTTTTGAAGAGGGTAAAATACCTTTATTAATTAACAATATTAATTGTACAAAAGAACCTGATGACAAAGAAAAACCTGAGTTATCTAAAAAGTTATATGAAAAATTTGAAAGCATAGAAGAAGTGCATAAATCATTTCCTCTACCTGCTTTATATAAATTAGGAGATTATTCTGTTGCTAGTATAGCTCAGTCTGCTAGTGTATTAAATTTCTACACATCTCTTGCAAATAACGAATTTGAATATTCTGCTTTAAAATCTTGTCTTAAAAAATTATCTATGGAAGGTTTAAGTAATGGCCAGTATATAGAAACAGCTTTTTCTAAAAAGAATATAGGAGATGCTGAATGGAAAATAGTAGAACAGATATTACATTTTCAAGAGCAGTTATTAATTACTGTATATGACAATAATTAAAGATAAATATCAATGGGTAAAAGATAAGCTTACTAAGCATCCAGAATTACGGGATTCTAATGAAAGACTCTATTACCATTATTTATTAGATATTCAGTATAATTTAAATAAGCCGTTCAAAGATGCTCTTAAAGATATGGAATCTAGAATTATCCCATATATAGATTCATTCGGTAGAGCATCTAGAAAGGTACAAGAAGAGCACCCGCATTTAAGAGGTGAATTGTATAACAAACGTAAAAAGAAAGCAGATGAAGTAAAGAAAGAAATTAAGAGTATTTAAGACCTGAAACCCTTGCAAATACAGGGAAAAATGACTATATTTATATAGTAGTAATAATCACAAAATTTAATTTTATGGCACAATTAGTGTTCCTGGTTGGTAAATCAGGTATGGGGAAATCTACCTCGTTAAGAAACCTTAACCCCGAAGAAACTGTAATAATAAACACCGATCAAAAGGCGTTACCATTTAAACAGTTTGGTAAAAAATATAACGAGGATAAACGCAATTATCGTAAAACATCTGACATAGCAATCGTGCTAAACACTTTACAGAAAGTGAACAAATTAGAAAATGTCAAGACTGTTATTATCGATACTTGGTCAAGAATCATGACTGATACAGTTATGAGTCAAAAATTCAGAGCTGAAAAAGGCTTTGATAAATGGTCAAAAATGGCAGCAAACCAATATGACCTCATCAATTTTATTAACGATTCTATGCGCGATGATATCATAGTATATCTTATGGCTCATCCTGAAACACATTACGATGATTCTGGATTTGCATCTGAGCGTATTGGAGTTCAAGGTAAAATGCTAGAAAGATTTGTTCCTGAGTCTTTTAGCACAATAGTTTTATATACAGAGATTGTAAAATCTCCTGGCAAACCTAATCGCCATGTATTTAGAACTATCTCATCAGGTTCCGACACATGTAAAACACCTCTCGAAATGTTTGAAGAAGATATGATCGATAATGATCTAATTGATGTCAACGAAACAATCAGAGAGTATTATTCAATTTAATTAATTTTTAAAAAACACGAAATGGAGAATTTCACATGGGATGCTGTGCCCTCACAAAGACAGCGTAAGACAGAAAAGTATAATTATCCTGTAATGACAATGGCAGCATTGGCAAAACCAGGTGCAGGTAGAAAGTTTAGCTTTAATAAAGCTGCACAAGATCTTATGAGTATTGAAGGAGAAGATAGAATATCTTTTGGTTTTAGTCCTGATAGAAGTACTGTAGCAATTCGTAAAGCTGAGGAAGATTATGGTTTTAAATTAACTAAAACTTGTACTCTTAGTGATAAGAAAACTTTTGAATTTATTTCTAAAACATTAGAATTATCTAATGATGTAGAAAATGAATTTAAGATTTCTAATAATAATGGATTTTATACTTTAAATCTAATGAATGACGCTATTTCTAATGATGAAGTAGAAGAAGCTTTAGGAAAATCTGAAACTACTAATACAATAGAAGTAACAGAAGAAGTATCAGATACAATAGGTAATGAAAACCAAAGACCTGAAATAGATGATAGAGAGTTAAGCGTTACTCCTTCTGAGGACGTAAATAATCAATGGTAATAATTTTTAAAAACAATTTATGTACGATTTAAATGACAATGGCTTTGATGCCAAACAAGGCGTTACTATCTTTAATGGTGGTGTAGCTGGATTAGTAAACGATTTAAAAATGTCTGTTTACAAAAAAACAAAAGAAGATAAGGAAAATGCTCCTGATTATAAGGTTGTCTTTACAGATAACAATGGCGGAGAATGTTCTACTTCTTACTGGTATGTTACAAAAGATACACAGTATAGTACTATAGACGAACAAGTAAGGAAACAAGGTAAATCTATGAAGCATATTATCCATGCAATATATGGAGCTGATCATGAGATTGCTTTTAAAGCTTCTAATGCTAAAGAATTGCTTGATCACGCTATGAAGTATATTAAAGACGGACTTGCTAGTGCAGGTAAATTTAGAGTCTTTGCTACTTACGGTACTCTAAATGCTACTAAAAAGTATATTCAGCCTCGTAGCTGGGTTCCTTTTGTAGAATCTATGAATGTCGATGAAGCTTCTACTCGTCTTAAACTAGCGCCTACTGTAGATGCTATTGAAAGAATAGAAGAAAGTCAGCCTGTATTGCAAGATGCAAAAGCAGATGACCTAATGGACTCATCAACTGACGATTGGTAAAATCATTTAATTAAAAACAAGAGGGCTGTAATAGGCCCTCTTTTTTTGTTATGGCAAATATAAATTTAAATTCGATAGTCTTTAATGATCTTATTAGTAGAGAAGATATCCTAAAACACGTAACTCAAGAACAAATATATAGTTACTATATGGGTGAGAGAATAACTACGCTAGGCGTATATCATAGCCCATTGCGCGAAGACAATATTCCTTCATTTGCACTATTCTTTCATAGAGTAGATAGAAATGTTCTTATGTTTAAAGATTTTGCTACAGGTGATTGTGGTGATTTTGTTGCTATGGTGAGGAAACTGTTTAATTTAAACTATTCTGAAGCGCTAGAAAAAATAGCATTTGATTTAGGATTATCTAATTATAATGTATCTGCTAATAAACAAACTATAAACTATACTAAGATAACACAAAAAGAAAAAGTAGAATTAGGAATAAAAATAAGACCGTGGCAACAGCTAGATAAAAACTTCTGGGGACCTTTCGGTATAAAAAAGTCTACGTTAGAAAAGTTTAATGTGTTCCCTATTAGTCATGTATTTTACAACGGTAATGCTGTCAAAACTCATAAATGTGCTTATGCATATGTAGAGAAAAAAGACGACAAACTAACTTACAAAATCTATCAACCATTTGAAGATAAACTCAAAAAATGGATTAATAATGCTAACTATTCTGTTCACCAAGGCTACACACAGTTGCCTAAATCAGGTGAACTACTAGTTATTACTAAATCTTTAAAAGATGTTATGAGTATCCATGATGTTATTGGTGCTCCAGCTATTGGCTTACAATCAGAATCTGTTATGATGAAAGATTCCGTTATGGATGAATATAAATCTAGATTCAAGAAAGTCGTATGTCTATTTGACAATGACGATGCAGGTACTAAACTCGCTAAAGAGTTTTCTAAAAGATATAACGTACCTCATTTCTTTGTATTGCCTATTGCAAAATCTAAAGACTTTAGTGACTTTGTAAAAAATACTACAATAAATTTTAGTATAGAATTTTTCAATAAAAAAATAAAAAAATTATATGAATAAGCAAGAATCGCTGAGTAAGATCAGCAAAGACTTAATGCTAAAAGAACCGTTCTACGGTTTCTTTCTTATAATGTTAAATAAAGTATGGCATGATGCTATTGGTACAGCAGCTGTCAGCAAAAATGGCATTAACTATCAGCTCACTATTAGTGAGAAATTCTGGGAACCTTTATCTGAATTACATCGTATGGGTCTTCTTAAACACGAATTACTTCATATTGCATTTAACCATCTTACTACATTTGATTTATTCAAAGATAAGAAGTTGGCTAATATTGCTATGGACATGGAAATCAATCAATACATAAGTAAAGATTGGCTGCCTAAAGGAGGTATAGATATAGACGATTATTCTGATCTTCATTTAGATAGAAGAGCAGGTAGTAGATATTACTATGATAAGCTCCAACAGCTTCAGAAGAAGAAAAAACAAAACGGTACTTGTGGCTGTGGGAATATGGATAAACTTCTTGATGCAGCAAAAAAAGGCAATTGCCAAATTACAATAGGAGTACCTGGAGAGGGAGATAAAAATGTTAATATGCCTAATCATCCTTGGAAAGATTTTCAAAATCTACCTGACGCAGAAAAGCAACTTATAGAAAAGCAACTGCAAAGAGTGTTGAGCGAAGTAAAAAGTCAAGCCGAAAAGAAACAGGGTAATATTCCTGGTGAGATGAAAGGTATAATTAAAATTGAAGAAATAGTTCCTCCTAAATTTAATTGGAAGAATTATCTCCGACGCTTTACAGGTATTAGTACTAAGATTTTTACGAAAAAGATTCGTAGAAAAGAAAATACTAAGTTTCCTGATATGCCTGGTATGAAAGTTAAGATGAAACAAAAGCTTATGTTAGCTATAGACACATCTGGATCCGTTAGTGATAATGAAGTAAGAGAATTTATGAATGAGATGCACCATATATATAAAACTGGTGTTGATATAACTCTTGTACAATGTGATACTTACATACGAGATATTAGTGAGTATAAAGGTACATATGATCTTAAACTTCATGGACGTGGAGGTACTAGCTTTACACCTGTTATAGAATATTTTAACGAGAATACTAGTTATACTAGTCTTGTATATTTTACTGACGGTGAAGCAAGTACTAGTGTTAGTCCTAGAGCTAAAGTATTATGGGTTCATTCTGAACAATCAGAAATTAATGAAGATCTTCCTGGTCTAAAAATCAAATTAGAATTATAAAAATTACAATCAATGAGTCAAGTAAAATTAAATGTTGATGAGATGAAAACTTTCATCAAACACATGGTTAATAATAACAAGTATATACAAGAAACAGGTAAAGTTCCTGTAGCTGTAAATGTTGAAGGTGAAGCGGGCCTTGGTAAAACATCCGCTATTATGCAATTAGGTAGTGAGCTAGAAATGCAAGTAGTAAAACTAAATCTAGCGCAGCTAGAAGAATTAGGTGATCTTGTAGGTTTTCCTGTTAAAGAATTCCAAGTTAAAAATAACGAAGGTAAAACTTTATGGGTTACTGAACAAGAAATCGATACTGCTAATAAGAAAGGTTTCAAAGTTGTAGACAAAAGAATGTCTCATGCTGCTCCTGAATGGATTCAGGGTCGTGGCGAAGGCGGTTTCTTAGTTCTAGATGACTATACTCGTGCTGATCATAGATTTATGCAAGCATGTATGGAATTAATAGACAAACAAGAATATGTTAGCTGGCGACTTCCCAGAAACTGGCATGTAGTTTTAACTACTAATCCTGACAACGGTGACTATAATGTTACTAGTCTAGATAATGCGCAGAAGACTAGATTTATATCTATAGAAACTAAGTTTGATGGTCCTGTATGGGCCCGTTGGGCAGAGAACGTTGGTATAGATGGTCGTTGTATTAATTTCTTATTAATGCATCCTGAAGTAATTACCACAGATGTAAATCCTAGGTCTGTTACTACATTTTTTAATTCTATAAGCTCTATAAAAGATTTTGAGAAGGAACTTCCTCTTATTCAAATGATTGGCGACGGTTCTATTGGACCTGATGCGGGTGCTATGTTTGTCATGTTTATTAATAATAACTTAGATAAAATCTTAACACCTCAACAAATGTTGACTTTAGATGATGCAGAATTATTAAAAGAATCAAGAGAATGTATAGGAGTTAATGATACATATCGTGCAGACATCGCTAGTGTATTAGCTACTAGATTAATAAATCATTGCTTAGTATTTGCTCAAACAAATCCTATCAATGACGCAATGAACAAAAGGTTAATTGATTTAACAACTAAGTATGACGCATTCACTGACGATCTTAAATATTACATCGTTAAAGAATTATTAGGCGGTAACAAACCTAAGTTTGCTAAGATGATGTTGAATCAAAATGTTTTACAAATGAGTACTAAATAATAAAATATGTTAGATTTATATAAGGCACTTGAAATACATAGATCGTATTCCTCAAGTACTAGAACCCAAGAAATAGATAGTGTATACTTTCATAGAAGCAGTGTAACAAAAAGGCTTGAATATGAAGCTTCTGATCTTCCTGATTTACCTATTAAAAAAGAATATTCTCCTAGTCCAGGAGATGTTTTATATATAGGGCCTGGATGCAATATTCCTAGAATAAAATTAAGAGATTTGCTATTAAATAATTATGCAAAAACTACTAATGATGTTACTAAAGCAACTCACATATTTGTAGATACTACTTTTCAAAAAATGGTAAAAAACGATTGGGTTCATACTGTTAATAAAAAACAGTTAGTTCAATTTGTTGAATTATTAGCAGAAGATTATTTAGATCCAAATGAAGTTGAAGATATAAAAGATGTTATAAAAGATTTATCTGACGACGAACAAATAAATGTCTGCAATAGTACTAAAATGCAAATTCAAAATAGAGATTGCAGTCTTTACAACGGTGTTCGTCCAATAATAGCAAATCCTAAAAACCGCAATAGTTATATGAATTATGTGGATCCAGAGCATGAAGATAAGTGGCAACACATAATGAATAATCTTGATAAAGTATATGATTATAAATCTTTAATTAGCCATATAAACGCTGAAGATTCTATAAGTATTACTGAGGAAGTATTTCAACAATTATCTAGTATGTTTGAGAGTGAAGACACTGACAATCATATATTAGCTATGGAAATTATGGCTAATAGTAATTACATTGACTCTCTTATGTATTTAGAAATACTATTTGTTGATCACGGGATTAAAATAAATGATTGTAGTACTAAAAGACATGTTAATTTTAAGTCATTAATAGACTTCTTAGGTAAAAATCTTAATTACTTAGGCGGCAACAGTTCTCAAAGTATAATTGACTCTTTAATAGACAAAAATGTTGTTACTCTAGATTCTTTAAAGTATGTTCTTAATAGGTATACAGATGATTTTTACCATTCTAGTGACTATTTTGAAGTTAAACAAGTTACTCTTAGCGACAAACTAGCAAAACTACTAAATGTCAGTTATATTAAGACTGTTAAAGAAGATTATGTTCCAGAAGTAATAGAAGAACAAGTAGAAGTAGAAGAAGAAAAAGAAGTAAAGCCCGAAGAATTTAATTGGGTCGAATAATTAAAAACAAGCGATATGGTAAGTGAGATTAAATTAGAATTTCCTGAATTCATAACGCATATTCCTGTTAGTAAAAACAAATGGGTCAAGATTGGTTATAATAAAATTCACGCGTCTGTGCACTACACAACTAGGGCAGCTCTTGTAGCTGCCATGCACGGATACATTGAAAAACATATACCGAATAATCTGACAATTAATGCCCCAGTAGAAACAAAACTAACAGTATATGCACCCGTAAATTATGGAGTTATGAAAATGATAAAAGATAAAGTAACAGGAAAAAGAAAGACGAGTTGGAAACCAGCTGCTGATGATTATAAACCTAATTGGGATATAGGCAATTTGGCTCTTATATGGTTAAAATGCTTAGATGATGTATTAATAAAGAAAGGGATCCTTCCCGACGACACAATAGAATTCTTACAAAGAACTACATACGAATTTGTACCTGTAGCAAACTTTAAAGATAGGAAACTAGCGTATCAAATAAAAACAATTAAATAATGGTGGATTATAAAACAATTAGTGCTCTTAATCAAAGCACTTTAAAACAAATATTGATTAGTCCTAAAGCATATGTTGATGCAAAAGAAAGACAAGAAACAAGAGTAGAGTCTAGTGAGCAGCATTTTGTGTTTGGCTCACTAGTAGATATGATGCTGACTGAATCTAAAGAAGACTTTGATAAAAAGTATGCAGTTATACCTGATGATACAGGAGTGTCTGAGACTATTGCTAAAATAGTTAAAGCAATATATGACTCTGCTGTTGATGAAGATAAACTATATGATGCAGATATTAAGTATACTCCTACAAGTTTAGAAGATTATCCTGAACAAATATTGAAGCATTGTAATTATGAGCTTTATCAATCTAGATGGAAAGACGAAACAAGAATTAATAAAATTGTAGAACAAGGTTCTAAGTATTTTGATATTCTTAAAAAATGCGGAACTAAAACTATAATTACAGAATCTGAATATGCTAAAGCAGTTAACTGTGTTATGGCCCTAAGATCTGATAAGCATACTAGTAAATACTGCCAAAAGAAATCTGACGACCCTAATATAGAAATCATAGACAAACACGTAGTTGTGTTTGAACATGATGGCTTAGAATTTAAAGGCGAGTTAGACAGAATTATAGTTAATCATCAAGAAAAAACTATAACTCCTATTGACTTTAAAACTACTAGTAAGTCGGTGCTTAACTTTGAAAATAGTTTCTGGCATTTTAGATATGACTTCCAAGCAGCTGTATATACTTTAGGTTTAACTAAAGATAAATCAGATAGACTTAAAAGTTATTATGAAGATGGATATAGTTTTAAACCTATGTTATATATTGTAGTAGAAACTTTCTTAAAAAATCCACCTATGGTGTTCGAGATAAGTAAAGAAGCTATTAATACAGGTTTATACGGTAACGTAGATAAAGTTCCTAAAATTAAAGAAAATCTAGAAGGTTTTTACCAAGCAATTAAGCGTTTTAAATATGCTACTGAATATGATGCTTGGGATTATCCAATGGAATACGATACTAAAGGTAAAACTACAATACGATTATAAATGAAATTTACAAAAACTGCAACATTTTTGTTCCCGCTACTAAACGTACCAAAGTCTTTGTTTGATTGTCATATACAAGATAGCTGGGGTCGACTTAAATATAAGTCTAGATTCCTTAATGCCTATTTAGCTAATACTACAATTAATAAATACAAAGAAGAAAATTATATTTACATACTAGCGCGCGGATATAGAGATACAGATTTTGATAAATTTTATACTACTGTACAAGCATTTCCTAATTTCATAGATGATTATGATATTAAGGAATGTACTGTGTTTATATTTAGTGTTCCTACAGATTATCACAATGACTTTGATTTAATTATAAACGGTAAATACTCTGAAATAACGGCTAATGCTAAGAAACTTATTCTTGCTAATCATTATTTTTCAGGTAAAGCTTATACATTGCCTCTTATATTAAACAAAGCAATTGTTCTTAAAGAAAGTTGGGAAGACCGTCTTAGTAATCCTGGGTCACCTGCATATTTATATGATCAGGAAGTATGGCCTATTATAAACAATACAACAGAAATATTAACAAATGAAGTAATTTCTAATTATACAACAAAAAATAAATTAACTCCAACAGGGGACTTCTTCGGATAGTCCCCTTGATTGGGTGCAGTTTAGATTATATTAATCTGAGGGCTCGTTAACGCGGGCCCTTTTTATTTACAAAAAATGGCAAAAGTTCTTAAAAAAATTAACAGAAAGTCTATGTTGATCCGCCCATCAGGCAGGTCTACAGATTTTATTAGCCCTAGCTTTGGCTACGGCTGTTTATATAACTGTAGCTACTGTTATATGAAACGACACAAGCCTAAAGGCCTGGACATAGCAGAGAATATAGGAGACATTCTCACAGCTATAAATAATCACGTTTACTTTACTCCTGTTGACAAGCCTAACCAAACACATCCCGTATTGACTACTTATGACATTAGTTGCAATGAGGATTTTGCATTACATGCTAGATTCTATGATTGGCGTACAATATTTGATTTCTTTAAAAATCATCCGCTAGCAATGGGTTCGTTTGCTACAAAGTATGTAAATCCTAATCTTGTAGATTATGATGCTAACAAGAAAATTAGAATTAGATTTAGTCTAATGCCTCAAAAATTATCTGATATACATGAGCCAAGTACTTCTAAAATTATTGACAGAATTAAAGCTATAGATGCTTTTATTGACGCAGGCTATGATGTACATATAAACTTTAGTCCTGTTATAGTATATAAAGGATGGCGAGCTGATTACAGAGAGTTATTTCAAATGGTTAATGATTATGTCGACTACAAAGACGAAGTACTCGCAGAAGTTATCTTTTTGACCCATAACTATAAAAAACATATAGCTAATCTTAAAGATCATTCAGAAGCAGAAAAAGTATTATGGATGCCTGAAATTCAAGAAAATAAAATATCGCAATATGGTGGTGAAAATGTAAGATATAAACTATCTTTAAAAAAGAAATTCATTCAGCAATTTATTGCACTCCACGATGAGATAATACCGTGGAACAAAATTAGATACATTTTTTAAAAACAAATTAAAATCATGCAAGAAGACAAAAACGTTGAAGACACAAACATTGACTTAGTAATAAAAGGAGAAAATCATGCTAATGATTTTTCTTTAGAACAATTAATTAATAGAAAAAGTAAAGAAGGTCTTAAAGATATAGAAGCAGAAATAATTCGTTTAAAATCTAATTTAGTTGATAATAATATTAAACTTAATAAAGATTATTTAAAAATTGTAGAAGAAATACGCGCATTGCGGGTATTACAAAATGGATTGAAATATAAAAATTCTTTATAAAGGAAATTTCATAGAATCTATACCTCTTAAAAAATGATCTTGACCATCTTGTCTAGTTCTTTTATAATCAATAGTTAAGATTCTGCCTCCAGTAGGTTTAATGGGTGCGCCACGTTCTACGTGCCACCCTTTAGAACCATCTCCATATTCTTCTTTATATGTTCCTGTTAGCATAAGATGAAGTTGTTTTTGATCTTGTCTATAAGTAGACCTACCTCTAACAATTGTATCTCTTACATCATTCCTAGAAGCATTTTCATGGATATGACCCATAGTAAATACATCAAAGTCTTCATACATTTCTAATGCTCTAGTAAGATTAAGTGCTCCTTTAGTTACAACACCGCCCCCACCTGATCCATGAAAGTATCTTATTTTCATTGTTGCTGTACCAGAACTTGTACTAGTTTTTTTAAGAGCTTGGTTTACTATCATCCACCCACCATAACCACCAACTTGTACATTTGTACCGTTCTTGATATTAAGTAATTTTACAAATCTTGCTAGTATATCTGTTTCTTGAAACTTAATAATAGCAGTCTCATGATTACCGTATCCAATAACAGTTAGTAAATGTGCATATGGACTAAACCATTCTACTGCTGTTTCTACAATACTATCTAAATACATTGCATTGTTATGTTCTGGTCTAATATCAGATTTGTTCTTTCTATTATCGCCACGTCCTTGCATCAAGCAAAACATATCTCCATTAATCATAATAGGAATAGATTCTTTTAAACAGTAATCTAAATCTTTCTTTAATATTTTCCAGTCACATTTTGGGTTGTCCCAATGTAAATCTGACATCATTGCAATTTTAGCGTGTGTACCCCCAAGTTTTAACTCGTGAATATTGCCTGCATGTTTTATAAGTTTCATAAATTTTAATTAAAACTGTTTTCTTTATTTCTTTCTTCGGAGAGAGCGTCTACAGCATCGTTATAATTTTGTCTAGATACTTCATTATCTTCTGTTATATCTACATTATTTATAAGGAAGTTATAAAAATATTTTCCTAAATCAAACTTTTCATCGTCTTCGTTGTAAAGTATACCTGATCCTCTGATTTGTTTCATAGCATCTAGCTTTTCTTTAGGATATTGTAATTCATATATATTTCTTGAACCAAAAGGAAGTAATTTAATTCCTAAACGTGTTAATCTAGTTTTTCCTTCATACATTCCTTTTTCGTAAGGGTCGTTATTAAATATTGCTTCATATACACCTAATATTTCTTTAGTTATTCTTACTCCTACTACAGGTTCTTTTATCATATTTTGAACCTCTCCAATATTTGCAACAACTCCTGTTTCCAGTGCCCACCTAGTAGCTATTAATGCTATAAAATTTGCTGTTTCATCGTCATCATCTTCGTCTGCCCATTTTATTGCCATACTTGATAATAAACCAACAATTGCCATGTAAGCAAAATCCATAAGAGTTCTTGCTACACCTCTTCTTTTAGCAGGACTTAATTTGTCCCAAGCCTCAAAAGCTCCCATAAGATTTCCTTTCTTAAATACTTGAGCTCCTATATCTGCTAAAAACCCATTTCTTCCAAACGTAGCTATATAATCTCCTATTTCTTCTTCTTCTGTTAAAAAGTTAACTGCTACTCCATCACCTTTTCTAAATCCTTTAAATTTTTTATCAATTAAATTAAAAAAGAATCCTCTGTGCATAGTAAGAAATCCTCCATAAGCAGTTCTAGATAAAGATCCTTTATCTGTTTCACTCATAGTACCATCTATAAGAGTACTCATGTATTCAACTTTACCTCTAACACTATTAAGTAAATCTTCGGTTACGTATTCTTTAAATTCATCTTTAATTATTAATTGCCCATCTTCTTGAGTATAAGCTTCATATAAACTTTTTGATTTTAAATCTTTCCATTCTTCAGTTACTTCTTTTTGAAGAGCTTTATCTTTTCTTCTTGATTCTCCATAAAGAACTCCTTTTTCCGCAGCTTTAGCTCGATAAAATTGTTCTCTAGTTAAAAACCCTCCTTTATATAACCTATAATTATCATAAATAGATAATGTACTATTTCCTTTAAGATGATAATCTCCCGTAGCATATCCTGCATACATAGGATTGTTATTTACTAAAGCTCTTGTAAGAGGATTCCTTCCTGATTCACCTATTGTTTTTTCTAATTGTACTATTTGATTATCTTGTAAAAGTAAATGAACTTTATTAGTTTGTTTTAATTTACCCGTTTGCATTAATATTTGAGGTAAATTTTTAGCCATTTCTGCTCTAGCCCACATAGCAGATTCATTAGTAGTATAAGTTCCTAATTGTTCTGTAATAAATTTATCTCCTGTAGCTGTTAAATATCCTGTAAGCATTGTAGGAATATTAAAAGCTAAATTATTATTACGTATATAAGTTTGTATTTGTCTAAAAAACTTATTAAAAGAAAAAGTTTTTCCAGTTAAATCAACTTTTCCTCCTGTTACAAACTTCATACCTTTAGTAATAAAACTATCTTTTGTTAAAGTCTGTTTATTTAAATCTTCTTTAGCTTCTTGACCATATACAAAATGTTCTAATAAATTTTTAATTGTAGCATAATCTACAGATTGAGTTCCTGATATAGGGCCTTCTTTTTTACTTTTAACATATTTTCTAGCTCCTACTGCTCTTTGTAAATTTTGTATTTCAGGAGAAATTTTATTCATGTTCCTAAAATTTTCAGACATTTCTGCAAACATAACTACTGATCTTCCTACATCAAAAGATAGTTTATCTACAGGTATAGGTCTAGTAAAATGTATAGGAACTACTTGAGAATTAAAAGCATCTAATTGTCCAAATTCAGTATCATCTGCATCTACAAACAAAGCCTCATCTCCCATATTTTTTAATCTAGTAAGAAAACTAGTTCCATCATTTTCCATACTAAAAAATTTGTCTAAAGTACTTTTTAAAATAGCAGGTAACATATAAACTACTCTATCAGTTCTGTATTTTGGAGACAATTTAGCAACTGCTTCTTTCTTTTTTTCTATTACATTAGTATAATGTGCTGCAAAAATAGGATCTTTCATTTTTGTAATAAAATCAGAATTACGATATCTGCTACTAGGAACTGTTTTTTGAGTTTTAAAAACATTCCAACCTAATTTTTTTTCGGATTCTATAGCCGATTCTTTTATAAATTTAGTAGTAGATCCTTTTTTAACTTTATAAAAAGTTTCTAGTTTACCAGTTTCTTTATTTACTTTTTGCTGGGTTACAGGTTGTTTTTCTTTAACAGTATTATTTTCAAAAAATTCTTTCCAAATTTTATTATAAATTTCTAATTGACTATCCGACAATAAATTTTTATCTAATAAATTTACATCAATATCCCCTTCTTCATTTCTAATATCTAAAGCTTCGGCAATTTTTTGTCGAGTTCTTGCCATTTCTTTATAATAGTCATTGTATTTATATTCTCGAATAAAATAAGCTGTTTCTTTACCATTAGCGTTTTTTTCTACTAAATCAGTTTGTTTATATTTAGTAAGAAATATTTCTTGAGTTTGGAATAAAGACCTTGCTGTTTCTGCAGCAAATCTTTTAGTAGAAGAAACGCTTTCAAAAATAATTTTATGGGCTAATCTTATTATAGAACTTGCAGCATTTTTAAAGTTACCTACAGATAATCTAAATGTACTAGTATCTGTATGTGATGTTTCCATAATTTCTTTTGAATCAAAATTAGGATCTATTTTTTCTCCATTAGGACCAGTATTAGCTCTATCTAAATTTACTTGAGAAGATAATACGGATAAAGTTTCTCCTTTTGTTTTTCCTGCACCAATTAAATCTAATGCATTAGCAATTAAATCTTTAACTTCAGTTTTGTCTTTTTCTGAAAAACTAGAATCATTAATAGTAATATTTTGTATGTTTTTAAATAAATCTTCATACATTTCAACATAACCATTTGCTTTAGCAATTCCTTCATTAGTAAATTCAAAATCAGAATTTGGATCAAGTGCTTCATCTAACCTATTAGTAACTACAGTTAATTCTTTTACTGCGTCTTGTACAAAAGTTGCTACTCCTAGATTAAATTCTTCTTTTTCTATTGTATTAGATAATTCTGTAATTTGTCTACTTAATGGTTCAACGTCTCTACCTGATTTTTCAAATTCTTCTAACCGTGTACGTAGTTGTAATCTAGCTTTTTCTAAAAATTCTTTTTTTGTTTTTATAGCAGCTTCAGGAGTAGTGTTTATTTTCTTTTTATACTTTAAAGGTTTTTTATTTATCTGATACATAACATCAGTTTCTGTCCAACCTTTTTCACCAAGACCTGCTTCAATTGCGTCTAAACCATAATTTTTTAAATCTTTAGTTAAAAAGTTTCCATCTAAGATTTTTTTAGCTAAAGGAATAACAGACATTTCTATATCATTTCTACCAAAAGTATCTAATCCTAACACTCCGTCTAACCAAGTAAAAAAATCATTTACTGATGCTAAGAATTTTTGCCAAAAAGTTTTTGCTTCATTATTTATTTTAGCTAATTCTTCAGTAGTTTGAAATTCAGTAACTATTTCTGCTGCTAATATTTTAGCAAGAGCTTCTTTTCTAAAATCTATTTCTTTATCATAAACATTTTTATAGTCTTCTTTTACTTCTAAATATGTTTGAGTATGATGCACATTAGCTACAGCTTCTCTTATATTCATAGGAGCTCCTAATGGCATAAAATTAAAAGTCTGTGTAGCATTAGTAGTATTATACAATAGTTCAATAGCAAAATGAGAAATTTCTTCAGCCATAGTGTCTAACCTTCTATTGTCTGCTAAACCTATTAAACCGTTCATAAAATCAGAAACTCCTAAAGCTTCGTTTTCAAATCTATTTGGAAACTTTTTTCTAAGATCTGTTAAAGTTTCTACAGAAATACCATGTTTTTTTGCCCAGTTAGTTAAAAGCTGATCTAATTTTCTGTTTGCTTTTTCTTCTAGTTTAGAATTTATTTGTCTAAATATACCATTAGCATATGGAGAATAGTAATCATCCATAGTAACGGCTCCATTTTTGTAGCCTGCTATATAATAGTTACCATTTTGGCTTAAACGTAATCTGTAATCTTCGTCTCCTACTCTTTTAGATATTTCTAAAAGTCTTGAATTTATATTTTGTATTTCTGATTCAGATAAATCTTTACCTCTAACCTCATCAAAAAATATTTTTTTAAGATCTGCCTTAACACTTTTAGCTTGGGAAGTTTGATAAAAAATTTCTCGATTTTTAATACCAAGATCTTTTAATGTAGGAAAAATTCCAGTACTATTTTCTTCCATCCATACTCCTGCTTTAGCAGCAAGAACTCCTTCTGATAAACCCGATTCTTCTAACAAGTTTATAAATTCTGGATGTTTTATATTTACACAAGTTGCCATATTATAATCCTTTACAATCTAAAAAGTTTTGTTTTTCTTTTTTACTTAAAGTATTCCAATCTTTTTCTGTCATACCATTTTCTTCTACCTCTTCTCTATAAGTATAGTTATAAGGATCTACTGGACCTTCTTCAAATAAACCGCTATTATCTTTTTTAGTTTCTTTTTTAGGACCTTCTTCTTTTTTATTAGTAACAGATGGTACTGTAGTTGATTCAGGTTCAGTTTTTGTTCCTTTAACATCTTTTTGAGATCTAGTATCAGTAGAATTATTATCTAAAGTTGTTTCTAAAGAACTTTTAGATTTGCTTTTGTCTAACCAAGGTTTAGTTATATCATTATTCATATCTAAATTAAGAACAACATTAGATATAGAAGTCATAGGAATTGGACTATAAGTTAAAACAGATGTTGAAGGATTTACATATTCTGTAGCAGTTAACTCATATAATTGGTAAGCTCCTCTTTTTTGAGTTATAGGATCTACTAACGGTTTTATGTATCTTCTTACATATTTTAAAGGCTTTTTAGTATCTTCATTTAAAAAGTCTTTATTTTTTGCAGTATTAATAAGAACATTTCCTGACATGTCTCCTACTCTTCCTGAATCTGCTAATCTTACAAATTCTCTTACATCACTGTCTTTACTTAATTTATTTTTAGCTTTTTGAGTAGCAGTTAAAAGTTTTACTTGAGTTGTTTTTACTAATCCAGGGGATCTACCAAATGCTTGAACAAGTTGTTTTTTAAATCTTTCTGAATTAACAGAAGTTTTAGATTCATCTAAACTATTATTTTTTAAATCTCTAAATATAGTCTCCATATATTCATTAAAAGTAGACCCATCAGCATTTAATTTTGCTTGATACTCATCTCCCCAAAAAGAAGGAGGAATTAAGTCAGCTATACTGTAAGGACCGTAACCATAACCATTACTAAAGAAACTATATTTAACTAGGTCTAAAGCAAAGTCTTTAATTACAGGATTAGAAGAATGAAGCATTTGTTCCCAAATTACTTCCATAGTTTGAAAATCTTCTTTTCCTTTCCCACTGTTGTAATATACGATTCTTTTTTCTAATGGTATTCCTTTTTCTTTATCTTTTATTTCTAAATCATTTACAAACCTCAAAAAAGCTTTTCTATTATCGATACCTTCTAGATTATCATTTACTGCTTTACTTAGTTGAGAATTAAGGTTTTGAAGTGCTTGTCTTATTTTTCTTAACTTATCTGGAGTTTTTGTTAGTATATCTTTACTCTGAGAAGCATCGAAAAAAGAATAGCCTGTGGCAATGTAATTAATAAATTGAGTGTCTATAAGTCTAGCATGTTTTTCATTGATAAGCCCACTGCTTTTTAATTCGTCAGCTAGTTCTTGTTTCATAGTACCTAAAAAAGAATAATCAAATCTTGCTTCATTCTCATTGTATGTTCCTACACTAGGAAATATTTTTTCTGTAATATCTGAAGTAGGTTTTAATATTCCAAACTCATTAAAACTTGGAATCATTATCTGTGTACTAGACCTTCCTGGAACAAATATTTCTGAGAGTCCTTCTATATAATTACCTTTTTCAGGATCTTGTTCTTTTTGAACAGTCTTCTTTTGTTTTTGAATAACAGTAAAATTTTCTGCATTAGTAGGATTTAGTGCTTGGGTATCTACTCTTGCTGCTTGTACTCCTGTTCCTAGTTCTGATCCAATATTATATAAATTTTCAAATAGAGTTAAAGCGACTAATTGATTCATTAAATAATCAGTATTTTGTATACTAGGAGCTTTTAAAGTTTCTTCTAATTGTTTTGTATCTAAAGTATTTAATCTCTTTTTTACAGCTTCATATATTTCTTCAAATTTTCTTCCTGAAGCTTTTTGAATTTTTTCTACTAAATCTCCTTTTAAATCATAAATCATTCCTCCAGGATTAAAAGTTCCTGGGTCATTAAAGAATTCTCTAGTTAATCTTAATATAATAGGTTGATTAATTAAAGCGTAAGTAAAACCTTCAGATACTCCTAGTCTGTCTGAAAGCGCTACAGTATCTGCAGTAAAATAATTAATATTTAAAAATCCTGCTAAAGGTTCTTTTGCATTATCAACAACAGCTGCATCTTTTACAGCTAAAGTTCTTGATACTCTAGTTCCATTAACAATAGATTTATTTAAATTAATGTATTTCTTTTTATTTATAGTTATAGCTTCTTTTAACTTTAAATTAGTATGTTGTGCTTTTGCATGGTGACTTGTGTGGTTAGCAAATATACCTGTTAGATCTCTACCATCCATATTACGTCTAAACAATTCTAACTGAGTAGATGGGTAGTTAATGTTAAAGTCATTGTCTTCATCTAATTTATTAGCTGCTTCTATCAAAGCTTTTCCTTTAAGTTTAGCTTCTTCTGTTTTTCCTGCTCGCAATAATCTTATTCTAGAAGCATATGCATGAAGTGTTTCAAAGTTACCAGTTTGAAGAATCATAGGAGTAGTATACTTGTTTTTAAGTATACCTTTCATAATATCTATCTTTTTATTATCGCTAGCTTTTTTACTGTTTAGTCTTATAATATTTTGACTAGGCTGTGTTGCTAAGAAAGATTTAATATTATTTAATTCTTTAATTTGTTCCTCAGAATAAAATTGCTCGTCTACAGTAAATTCAAAATCTTCTTCTTGTTCAGTTAAAGCTTTTAAAAAATTATCAACAGCTTCAATTTGCTGAGAAAATTTTTCTGAATCTTTTTGTCTTTGTGCAGATTCTTTAGACTCTTTTTTATACTTCTGTATTTTAAGTTCTTTTTGGCTACCTCTTATTCCTATAGTATCTAAATATCTTGTATAAGAAGCTAAACTGCTATATATATTACGAGCTAAGTTTTCTTGCTCTTCTTCAGTTTCTATTTTATCTACAAATCTATCTATTTTAATTTCTCCATTTTTATAATAAAAATTCTTCATCATAAAGAATAATTTATCAATATCGAAGTCAAGCCCAGCAATAGTAGTAATTTCTCTTGGAAGTATGATTTGGCCACCCATAGATTCAGGACTAAAGCCTACAATTTTAATATTAAATATTGAGTACTTATCTTCCGTCGGAATCCTATTAGCAACAATTTCTAAAAGCTCTCGACCTGCTTCAGTTTCTTGTAGCTTTTTTATATCTACATTTCCATTTTCATCAGTAGGAAAAAACTTGGCAGATGTCCACGGCATAATTGCTTTTAAAGTAATTCCTCCGTTTTCTATAGTCATGTTTAATTTATCAGAAACACCGTAACTAGTAAAGTTGGCTACTTGTCCACCATTAATTTTTTGCTTAGTAACTCTATTCCTAATTATAGAATTTACTAATGCTTGAGTTTGATAATTTATTTTAGGATGGTATAGTGGCAAGAAAGATCTTATCTCTCCTTTAGAATTTTTTACAGGCTTTATAGCTTCTAAATAAGAAGGACCGTATCCTCTATCTTTTGCAGCAGTAGCTAAAATAGGAAGCAAAGTTTCATAATTTAAATCTCCATTAGCTAACAAAAACTCGTCTCTTATTTTATTATAATCTCTTTCTAAATCATTAGAAACTATTTCTTGAAACAACATTGCAGTTTCTTCTCCAGATCTTAAATCTCCGTTACTTAAATCATATTTATTATCTGGATTAGGATCTAAATCTTGAATTATAATATTTCTTGTTTGTGTACTAAAGTTAGATCTGTCGTCTATAAAGTGAGGCGGAGTTTCTTGCTGTGATCTATAATCTGCTTTATCTATTTGTATAACATTAAATCCTTCGTTTATTTTAAACTCACCATCAACTTCTTGATAAGAATTAAAAGTATATTTATAGTCTCCTTTATTATCAATTGTAACATTGTTGGCTACTGCGCCTACCTTAACAGCTGTTGCAAACATAGCTACATCAAACTTAGGCTGTACTTCTTGTCCTTTTAAATTTTTACCTCCATTAAGATCTAGATATAAAGCTGCTAGTTTTGGGTACTTGTAAGCATCTCCTTCTTTTTGTAAAGCAAATGCGGGAGTAGGAACAAACTCTGCATTTTTAATTTGTAAAGGAACTCTTGTTCCATTAATATTTCTTACAGTATAAAAGAATGGTTTTGCTGGAGATGCAAAAGGATTGCTATTTACAGTATGGAAATCTTCTAATGTATCTTCTCCTCTTTCAATTCTTTTATATGACTCTTCCATTTCTGGGGTCCATCTATCTAAGTCTTCTAAAATTTCTTTACGTCTTCTAAGACTTAATATTGTAGCAGCATCAGTAATATTATGTTTTTGTTTCCAAACTTCTTTAGTTAATCTTTTTTCTCCATCAGTTAGATTAGAATCTTCTATTATAGAATCAATAACTTCTAAAGTTTTTTCTTCTGTCAATTCTTCTATATCATCTAAAATAACTGCATCCATATTACCTTCACCTAGAGTATATGTACCAGGACTAAATAGTTGCTTAAAACGTTTTTGTGCATCTACAGTTCCTTTATAAAAAGAAATGTCTCCTCCAAATAAAGTATTTAATTGAGTGTTATAATAAAATTGATTTAGCAAATATCCTTTTAGAAATTCTGTATTATTTATTTTACTAGAGCTAGTAATTCGAGTGTCTATAATTCCTGAATTAAATAATACATCACCGTTATCTGCAATGCTTTTAATAATACCTTTTTCTTTTAGCTCTGTAAATTGTTTGTTAAAAAATCCTCCTTCTTTTGTTACATCCTCTGTAAGAAATTCTTCTATAGCCTCTCTTATACCTGCTTCATTAAAGCCATTTTTCATAGTAGCAATACCTACCTCACTGTTGTTTAAGAAGCTAAGAGTTTGCCATTTCTTACCGTTTTTAACGTAATTAGGAATTCTTAACAATTCATTTTGTACAGCATCTTTTTTACTTTCTGCAAAGTTTTTTTCTAGATTTTGAACTTTTAAAATTCTTGAATGTTCAGCTCTAGCTGTTTGAACTAATTTATCTATAATAGCTTTTTTCTCTAATGAAGGAGCATTAATAAAATGTATATTAGGAGAGTCAGAAGCAATTCCTAATTTAAAATAAGAAGGCCTTCCTGCTTTAAAACCTTCAGATTTAATTTTACTTTGGTTATTTATATACATACCTATCTGAGTACCAAATAATTCTTGATCACTCATCCTGCTGTATACAACTCCTTGAGATTTTCTTTCTTCCCGCATTCCGTCGAGAATAGTTAATTTCATATAATTACGACCTGTTTCATTCATTTCTGAATCAGGATCTAATAATTCTTGAACAAGAGGCAATTGCTTTACAAAATTATCTAGTGTACCTGTTTTATCTAAAATCTTTTGAAATTCTTCAGGATCTTTTATTTGTTCTAGCATTTTGTTTATTTGGCCAGAATAAATTAAAGCATAAATAGTTTTGCCATCCATGTTTCTAAAAGCAAATAACCCTTCACTAGCTAAACCAGGCTCCATAGCTGCTGCTAAAGAATTTAAAAGATCATTATCTGCTTTATTACTTACTTCTTGAGCACCTTTTTCAATTTCTTCTTCTGTTAACTCTTGTTTTTCTTTACTTAAAAATGGATTTCTAGGAATTCTATCAAAAACTTCATTATATTCAAAAGCTCTAGTTTCAGTACTTCTTGTTCTTTTATATCTTCCTCCAGATAATCCTGCAGAAAGTTCTACTAAAACACTAATTAATTTTTGTAAATTTTCTACACTATTTTGAGGATTTTTTAAATTAGGATTATAAATATTTTCAAGTTGAGTAGGGCTTAATTCTATATTATATTTATTAAGACTTTTAGATAAATTTTTAAAATTTAATAATTTATAATCTACAACACGTTGTAATTGGTCCTCTTTTCCTTTTTGTTTATGTTTCTCTGATAAAAGACTTTCTGGATTTTTTTGTATAGCTTCGAGTATTAATGGTACTTGTTTTACTACTGCAGGATCAGTACTTTTAAATTGACTATTTAGTTCTTTTAATGATTCACTAATTCTGATCATATCTTTAAAAAAATCTTGAGCAGCTTCTTCTACAATATTTTCTTTCCAATTTTTACCTGCTTCTGTTTTAAATAAAATATTATCTGTGTTTAAAAACTCTGCAAGAATTTTATCTTTTATAATATTGTCTAAAGTATTTCTGTTAGTACCCATTCTTTTGAATACCCCATTCTCTTTTATAATAGTAGAATAGTATAAGAAATTTTTATTTCCTATAGAAAGCCATAAGCTACGGCCAATATTTCTAGTATCACTTTTATCATATTTACTTATCTCTTCTAAAATATCTTTTGCCCAGGGTCTATTAACTTTTTCTAGCCTTGCTATCATAGTTTCGTAGCTATAGCTATTAGAAATTTGACCAATTAGATGCCCAAAAACTTTATTACCGTCTTCATAAATAAGCTGATTATGCATGTTATAAACTCGACCACCTTTTTCATTTCTTTTTGGAATTCTATTTAAGAATCTTTTTAAGATCTGACTTACATTTTCTTTAGGATTTACTTCTATAGAATTAGTCATTGCTACTGCGTCACCAGTAGTTTCTTCTTTTAAGAAAGCATCTAATTCATTTTCTGAATTAACTGCAGGATCTTCATTTAAATCAACTTTATCATTAATAGAACTATTTCCATTAAAAGTTATATTAAGATTATACCTAGCTTTTAGATCTGCTAAAAAAGATTCTAATAAAGGAGTAGATTCTTTAAATTGTAATTTACTATTTACTACTAAAGGATTACCTTCTGGTGTTGTAGCTAATGCTTTATTGTCATTAGTTAAAACACTTAACAAACTAGAATAAGCTTCAGTCAATTCTTTATTATTAATACTCTTAGCTCCTTTACGTAAAGACACAACACGAGTTAATATAGAAGCCATTAAATTAGATACTCCTATTTTATTTATAATTTGTGAATCAGAAATACTAGTATCTTCTAATCCATTTTCTTTTCTATAAACTTCTAAATTTTGAAACATTAAGCTAGTTAAAGTTTGCAAAGAAGCTTCTAATTCTAGTGCACTATTAAATTTTCTTTGAGGACTTGTGACTCTTTCAGATACTCTACTCATTTGTCTTACAGAAGTATCTAATGCGGTATTTTTAAATTCTATTTTATCTGCATAGTAACCAGTATTAATATCTTCAAATAAAGTATCAATATCTATAGCACTGTTTTGTTTATAGAACACATTAAGCATTCTGTTTAATCCTTTAAAAAATTTAGGAATTTCTTTTAAATTAGCAGAAGCAGCGCTAAAAGCATCGTATGTAGGTATTCCTGTTAATGAAGATTTTTTATCAGTTTTTAGTTGCGAACCAGTAAATTTTTCATTGTTATTAGCATAGTCCATAAACTCATCTGCTAAAAATTCTTCTAGCTCTAACCATGTCAATTCTTTTCCTGACTCTAAAACTTTTGTTTTTAATTGAGGATATTTTAAATAAGCTTCATTAAGTATTTTAATTCGATCTTGTATAGGCAATGCTAAATTAAATACAACATGAAATGCTTCGTGAAAAGCTACTCCTGCAGGAGCATTGTGTTTAATTAAAATAGCCGCAGTGCTAAACAAACCAAAAAGCTCACTACCATTTTTATTTGCTTCTAAAAGCATTTGGTAAGTCTTAGCAGGTAAATATTCTTTTAATGTTTCAAAGTTTTTAAAAACTCTTACAGTACCATCTTTGCCACTTTTTCTTACAAAAGCTTTACCTAATATTTTTTTAAGATGTTCTAATTCTTTTTTCTTATCCCAAGTTTTTTGTTCTTCTAATTCTTCTTTTACTACTCTTTTTTCTCTAACATCATTTTCTCCTAATTGATTTCCAGTTTCAGCCTCAATGTCATCCATATCATCAAAAAGATCACTAGATTCATTTGCTGGTTCTACTTTTTGTTTACTATCGACTAATTGATCTAAATCAGTAACGCTACCAGGATCTATACCTCCTATAGCATCTAGTTCTGTTTCTACTGCTAATTTAGAAATCTCAGCATTTTTTTGTTTAACTAATTTGTCTTTAAAAAATAACTGATCTACTATCTTTGTTTGGCCTTCTGTTAAATCAAACTTACCAACAACTTGATAAGTTCCATTAGAATTTACTTTAACTAATTCTCTTTTTGCAATTTGTAATTGTCCGTCAAATCCTACTTCTGCATAAACTCTATAAGTTTTCTTTTTACGAACTACATTTCCTTCTTTATCTCTTTGTTCTTTTAATGTAATATATCTAACAGCAGTCATTGTTTCTGCATTAATAGCTTTATCTGCAGACATATCAAATATTCCTTTAGCTTCATCAGGTTTATTATTAGAATCTGCTTTAGGATTTGGAGTATCATTTTTAGATGAATTCTCAGTGCTATTAGCATTACCAGAACCAGAAGGTCCTAATGAGCTTGATAATTGTTTTTTAATTACTAAGTCTGCTTTAGGATTTACTACACTATAAGAAAGAATTAAGTTAGATGAATGAAAGAAATTACCGTCTTCTTGATATAAATCTGTTTTAATTACATTTTTATCTGCAATGTTTTTGTTGTAATCTCCTCTATTAATACGAGTATAGTCTACTCTATAGATACTATTTCCAATATACTCCTCAATAGTTTTTGTAGTACTCTCTCCTGTAGCATCTGTTATTTGTGCTACATATTTACCTTCGCTATTTTTTTCAAAATTAATAGCAGGTATATTTTGATTATTTTTGACAATTCTTTGTAGAATATATTTACCATCTTTAAATTTAACATCATACATGTAAGTAATTCTGTTAATAGCTTTTTCAAAATCTTGTTTTTCTTTTAAATCTGCTTTTGGGTCACTTAAAAGTTTAAGGCCTTTTTGTACATCTTCCCAATCTTTAGTGTCTTGTATTTTATTAGTAAATAATTTAACAGGAAAAGCCCCACTAGTAGAATCTACTATCATAAAAACAGATCCTACTACTTCGGAATCTAAGTTATATAGAGCAGAAAATTGATCAGCAGACATACTATTTTTTAAGTCTTGTAGAATTTTATACCCAACACTTCCTTTAGTAGGGCCATCTTTTGCATCATCTTTTTTACCTACACCAGGACCATCTAATAAATTACCGTTTACCCATAACCCTTCATTAGTGGCTACTAATAAAGTAAGTTTTTTATTATACTTCCCAGGTTTCTTTTTTCTAGATTCTTCTAAAACTGTAAGAGGATTTCTTTTAACAGGTATTGAATTATAAACAGTGTTACCGTTTTCATCCATACTCGTTTCTTCTTTTGTTTGAGTATTTAGATTTTTACCTCTTTGAACTTTTCTAAGTATGCTTAGTTCTAGAGGATTTCTAGTTTCAACAGTAGAATTTTTAATTAAAGATTCGTCTAAAGGAAAGTCTTGTTTAAACTCAACTACTCCATCACGTATTAATTGATCTATTAGTCCATTTTCTAAAATAGATTTAAATTCTTCTTCTGATCTGAATTCACCGTCATACCAATATCTAC